CACCAGTTGCGCCAGTAGCACCAGTTGCGCCGGTAGCACCAGTTAAACCAGTTGCACCAGTTGCACCAGTTGCGCCAGTAGCACCAGTTGCACCAGTTGCGCCAGTAGCACCAGTTGCACCAGTTGTTCCAGTTTTACCAGTAGCACCAGTTGCGCCGGTAGCACCAGTTAAACCAGTAGCACCAGTTGCACCAGTTGCACCAGTTGCGCCAGTAGCACCAGTTGCGCCAGTAGCACCAGTTGCACCGGTAGCACCAGTTGCACCGGTAGCGCCGGTAGCACCTGTTGCGCCAGTTAAACCAGTTGCGCCAGTTAAACCAGTTGCACCAGTTGTGCCGGTTGCACCGGTGGCGCCAGTTGCACCGGTAGCGCCAGTTGCACCAGTTAAACCAGTTGCACCAGTCGCACCAGTAGCACCAGTAGTACCAGTTGTGCCTGTAGCACCTGTAGCACCAGTAGCACCAGTAGCACCAGTAGCACCAGTAGCACCAGTTCTACCAGTAGCACCTGTGGCACCTGTAGCGCCAGTAGCACCTGTTGCACCTGTTGCACCTGTTATTCCTGTTTTACCAGTAGCACCATTTAAACCGGTTGAACCAGTTGCGCCTTTTGGTCCAGTATCTCCGCCAGGGTTTCCAGCTGGACCTCGTTCGCCAGTATCGCCTTTAGGGCCAGTAGCCCCATTACCATTACAATTTCCAGTTATATCACCTGGACATATTTCATTATCTACATCACACGACGCGTCTGTTTGTGGAGTGTCTTCAATACCATACCGTTGTTCTCTAGATAATTGTGATAAATTTAAAATATTCATAAATAATATATTTATATATACTCTTACTATTAAATTTTTTATAATTAATTTAATTAAATTAATAATTGACTGCGGTTATAGTATATTTCAAAAACTATGTAAAATACAATACTACAGTTGTGTCTCCAGGGTGATCTGTCGATGCTCCATTTGTCTTGACCTGAATAATGTCTCCTTGCGCCACGCTAAGGGGGGTAGTGCCAAGTGCGCCTGCGTTATTTAATTTGAAAATAGAACTTGTAAATACTTTTACTCCTGGGTAACCAGAGGGAATGAGCAGATTTGATGGAGTTTGATAAAAATCTCCTGCTGTAGTAGTCCCAGACCCGGCTGAAGACCAAGTGCTTTTCATGATTGATATTGACGCACCTGCAGCGCCATTATCATATGCTACAGTCATGAGGCTAATGGTGCCAGATATTGGCACCACAAATCTGGTCTTAGCACTGGTTGTAGTGGTAGCCACAATTGTAGTCAGACTCGCCGTGCCCACATTTGCTAATAGAAAGCCAGGCGATGTTCCCCCACCTCCAAACGGAACCGTATAACTTCGAGGTATTGACCACGCTGGTGCTAGTCCTGGACCATTACTTGTTAATACAGTCCCTGTTGCGCCACTTGCTAATTGTGTTGTGCTTCCAACAGCGGTCTGATACGGAATAGAACCAGTTGAACCACCAGCAAGATTTGTAGATGTTGTTGCTTGTGAAACAGTAGTGCTCCACGTGGGTGCTCCAGAGCCATTACTTGTTAATACTGATCCTGTTGCACCACTTGCTAATTGTGTTGTGCTTCCAGCAGCTGTCTGATACGGAATAGAACCAGTTGAACCACCCACAAGATTTGTAGCGGTTGTTGCAGTCGTTGCATTACCGGATAATGCTCCTGCAAATCCAGTAGCTGTTAAAACGCTAGTTGCAGCATTAAAAGATAAAGTACCAATTGCAAGCTGTGGAAGTGTACCCGTGAGCGCACTTGCAAAAGTTGGATAATAAGTACCAGTAGTTGCGGTTGTTATTGTAAGATTAGTTGCATTAGTTGCATTAGTTGCATTAGTTGCATTAGTCGCGGTTGTTGCATTGCCTGCAAATGTTCCATTAAGAACAGTCAGTGTATTTGTAGATGGGTTATAATATAAACTTGCATTTTTATAGACTGATTCAGTAGCACTTGCGGATGCTGCTACAAATGCAATATAAAATGCTGCGTTATTTGTAGTTGTTCCAGTTGTAGCTATCATTGTTGCACTACCTGCAGTTGTTGCAGTTGTTGCACTTGTTGCATTACCGGAGAATGCACCTACAAAAGTCCCAGCTGTTAATGTATTGCTAGAAGGAATATATGATAAACTTGCATCAACTATCATGCTTTCCGATGGATTTGCAAGAGTAGACGTGGTAGATGAAGGGCTTAGTAAAATAAAATATGACCCTGTATTTGTATCACCGTTTGTTATTGCTAGTTCAGAAGCTCTAGAAGACATTCCTACAAATCCAATTAAGTTAGCATTTGTAGTACTTGTAAAAAGAGCACCAGTGAAATTATTAGTAGTTAATGTATTGCTAGAAGGAACATATGATAAACTTGAGTCAACTATTATGCCTTCTGATGGATTTGCAGTATTAGATGTTGTAGATGTAGGGCTTAATAAAATAAAGTGTGATCCTGTATTTGCATCACCATTTGTTATTACTACTTCAGAAGCTCTGGAAGCCATTCCAACAAATCCAATTGATGTATTAGATGCAGAACTTGTAAAAAGGGCACCTGCAAAATTACTAGTTGTTAATGTATTGCTAGAAGGAACATATGATAAACCATCATCTGTATAAACAATTTGCTGACTTGTGGCTGCTGCTGCAGGTGCTGCAGGTACAAAAGATATATAATGACTACTTGTATAAGTACTATCAGTTCCTGTTGTATGTATTTTACTTGCAGATGTAGATACACCAACAAACCCTATTGTAGGGAAAACTAAAGCACTTGTAAAAAGAGTACCACTAAAATTAGTAGTAATTAATGTATTACTAGAAGGAACATAGGATAAACTGGAGTCTACTTTTATTGGTTCTGATGGATTTAAATTATCAGAAGAAGTAGATGTTGGGGAAAATAAAATAAAATGAGCCCCTGTATCTGCACTCCCGTCTGTTATGCATAGTTCTGAAGCTCTACTACACTTTCCAACAAATCCAATTGTTGTAGCACTTATAGATGAATCAATTTTAAAAGTATTGCCATTAAAAATACTAGCCGTTAATGTATTACTAGAAGGTATAAATGATAAACCAGTACTTATATTTAAAGTGCTTGTAATACCACCAAGACTATTACTACTAAAATTGGGATAAAATGTAGAAGCTGATGTATTTACTACAATATTTATAGTATTTGTGCCAGAAGCACCAGATGCAGCTATTACAATATTAGTTCCACTAGATGATAATGATACATTTGCACCAGCTGTTATACTAACTGGTTTAAAATCGTTCAACGTCGAAGTAGTTGATACAAGCGATGTTCCAGTTCCACCGCTAGTAAAAGTATATGACCCACCACCACTACCTGTCGTGTTGATGGTTATATTATTTCCAGTATCAGTAAAGGTAATATTAGAACCGGCAGTTAATGATTTTACACTTAAATTTGGACCTGTGCCACTTACAACAAGAGAAGTTCCAGTTCCACCAGATGTAAGAGAAGATACATCTCCTGTATCTCCTTTTGGACCAGTTGGACCAGTAGTACCAGTCGCACCTGTTAAACCAGTAGCGCCAGTAGCACCAGTTGCACCTGTAGTACCAGTTGCACCAGTAGCACCAGTAGTACCAGTATTGCCAGTAGCACCTGTATTGCCAGTAGCACCAGTATTGCCAGTTGCACCAGTAGCACCAGTATTACCAGTAACACCTGTATTGCCAGTAGCGCCAGTAGCGCCAGTTGCGCCAGCACCAGTAGCACCAGTAGCACCAGTTGCACCAGTTAAACCAGTAGCACCTGTAGCGCCGCTAGCACCTGTTGCACCAGTAGCGCCACTAGCACCAGTTGCGCCAGTTAAACCAGTATCACCGGTAGTACCAGTTGCACCAGTAACACCAGTTGCACCAGTAGCACCAGTTGCACCAGTTAAACCAGTAGCACCAGTTAAACCAGTAGCACCTGTAGCGCCGCTAGCACCTATTGCACCAGTAGCGCCACTAGCACCAGTTGCACCAGTAGCGCCGGTAGCACCAGTTGCACCGGTAGCACCAGTTGCGCCAGTTAAACCAGTAGCACCAGTTGCGCCAGTAGCACCGGTAGCACCTGTAGTGCCAGTTGCACCAGTTGCGCCGGTAGCGCCAGTAGCACCAGTTGCGCCAGTAGCACCTGTATCACCAGTAGCACCAGTTAAACCAGTAGCACCTGTATTGCCAGTAGCACCAGTAGCACCAGTTGCACCAGTTAAACCAGTAGCACCAGTAGCACCAGTAGCACCTATATTGCCAGTAGCACCTGTAGCGCCAGTTAAACCAGTAGCACCAGTTGCGCCAGTTAAACCAGTAGCTCCAGTAGCACCAGTATTGCCAGTAGCACCAATATTGCCAGTAGCACCAGTATTGCCAGTAGCACCAGTATTGCCAGTAGCACCAGTATCGCCAGTAGCACCAGTAGCACCAACAGCACCTGTATTGCCAGTAGCACCGGTATCACCAGTTAAACCAGTAGCACCAGTTGTGCCAGTAGCACCTGTATTGCCAATAGTGCCAGTCGCACCAGTCGCACCTGTATCACCAGTAGCACCAGTATCACCAGTTAAACCAGTAGCACCAGTAGCGCCTGGAACACCCGTTGCACCGGTATCACCAGTTAAACCAGTAGCACCTGTATCACCAGTAGCACCTGTAGCACCTGTAGCACCAGTTAAACCAGTAGCACCAGTTAAACCATTTAAACCAGTAGCACCTGTATCACCAGTAGCACCAGTTGCACCGGTATTGCCAGTTAAACCAGTAGCACCAGTTAAACCAATAGCACCTGTATTGCCAGTAGCACCAGTATCACCAGTAGCACCAGTAGCACCGGTAGCACCAGTTGCACCTGTTAAACCAGTTGCACCAGTATTGCCAGTAGCACCTGTATCGCCAGTAGTACCAGTTGTACCAGTTAAACCAGTAACACCTGTATCGCCAGTAGCACCAGTAGCTCCAACAGCACCTGTATTGCCAGTAGCACCTGTATTGCCAGTAGCACCTGTAGCGCCAGTAGCACCAGTAGCACCAACAACACCTGTATTGCCAGTAGCACCTGTATTGCCAGTAGCACCAGTAGCACCAACCGCACCTGTATTGCCAGTAGCACCTGTATTACCAGTAGCACCTGTATCGCCAGTAGCACCAGTTGTGCCAGTTGTGCCAGTAGCACCAGTTGTACCAGTAGCACCAGGAGGCCCTGTATCACCATCTGCTGGACCTCTTTCTCCGGGTGGTCCAGTGTCTCCTTTTGGTCCAGTAGCTCCACCTGCAGTTCCCGGTGCGCCAGTATCACCTTTAGGACCAGTTGGACCTGTAGCCCCGTTACCATTACAATTTATTGTATCACCTGGACATATTTCATTATCTACATCACATGATGTATCTGTTTGAGGAGTGTCTTCAATACCATATCGTTGTTCTCTAGATAATTGTGATAAATTTAAAATATTCATAAATAATATATTTATATATACTCTTACTATTAAATTTTTTATAATTAATTAAATTATTAATCAACTGCGGTTAAAATATTAAAAATTATTTTAGTTATTTTAAGATTATACATAAAATAATATTAAAGTTTATTTTATTGATATAAAATATAATATATTAATATATGGAAGAAATATTAATTAACATTGATTCTAGATACAGAGATATAATTCAATATCCAAATGAAGCTAAATTTAGAGTGTATTTTGAGAAAATGTATAAAAATATAATAGCTATAACTATTAATAGTTTAGAAATATGTAATTGTATTAATTATATAAGTGTTGCAAAATGTAATAATTATATTATAATACATTTGCCAAATAAATCTTCAGATCCAAATGGAACTATACTTATGCTTCCTGATGGTTTATTACAATCAATGGTATCTATTAAAAGTATTTTTAATGGATTATTTACAGGATTTTTTAATACAAATCGTAATTTACAAATTCATTCATTTAATAATATATCATTTGCTGAAAAATATTTTTATGTATTTTATTTATATGAACCAGCTGAAGTATCATTTAATTTTAATTCAGAACCATTACCATCATCACTACAAAATAAATTAATTATTAATAAAGGTTGGTATAGTGTTTATGGATTAGTAATTTTAATGCAACAATATATACAACAAAAATATAATGAAAGGCAAACATATTTAAAAAATAATCCAACAACACCTTCCCTCACGCCTCCATCAATAGATTCCGGTAATTTTGCATTAAATTCATTTATTTTAAAAATTTTTGATAGACGACTAAGAGCACCCAATACGCCTTTAGATTGTATTCGAATTGACCAAATACTACTTGCACATTCTACTAAAAATTTTACTATAAATACAAATAATGTAAATAATGATTTAAAATCAAATTTAACTGAACTTAAAGAATGTATATATAAAATATATATTAATGATACTACTACTTTTATATGTGGTTCAACTGGCCCTATAAGCGAACCAGGTATATTAGATAAATTAGTTAATAATACATATGAAATACCGCCAGGTTATATTGGTGCTGGTTTTTCATTAATGTCTGGTTCAAAATATCATATTAATAACAAACCGGAAGCACCAACCCCAGATGATACTCAAATATATAATTTATCATGTGAAATTAATTTATCTAATTATGTATATTTTAGAAACTCTTTTACAGATACTAAATGTAGAAAATTTTATTATTATTTTGTAGATATAAATAATTTTGGAGCTTCAACATGGAAAAAATTAAATGGAGATATTATAATAAATATGTTTAGTAATTTATTATTAAGACCATTTTTATTAGAATATCAATTTATTACATTAATACAATCTAAGGATCCATTATATCAAGTAACTCTCGAATATGACATTGCAGATTTTGAAATAGATTTTAATACAAATAAGTGTGGAGAGCAAGAAAACCCAATAACAGATGGTATTATAAATATTAAAAAATTAAAATATTTATCAATTGGCTATTATATGGGATATAGACCAAATCCATCTAAACTAATTGATAAATTCTTAATAAACTCAAATATAGATTTTACTGATAGAATAATGACCGCTCTAAAGTTTTTTGATACTACAGGACATAATTATATATTTATAAAAATAAATGATTGGGGATATATAGATTTTTTTGGTGAATCACTTATGGCTAAAATATTATTAACATCTGGATTAGGTAATCCTAAATTAGATGATTTTGTAAATCAAGGTTATCGATTTAGGCAGCCTGTTAATATTAATAAATTAGATATTGAATTAGTTGATTATTTAGGTAATACACTTGATTTAAATGGATCTAATTTTTCATGTACTATTCAATTAACAAATATTATTAGTTCTGATCAGAAACATATTATTGAAAAAGAAGCAATTGTTTTCAATTATTAAACATAATGAAAAATATAATGGATGTGGAGAAAGTCCAACTTTATCCTTTACAAATTAAAAATAGTTAAGTTAAAACTATTTTTAATTTAATAATTAGAAAATTAATTAGAAAATTAACTATATGTTATTTCATTATTATCTTCTGTTTGATTTGATTCTGCTTGTATATTTTTTGATGGTAAAAATGCATTAATCTTATCAATATCTACACCCATATCATTCTGTAAAAAGGTGTCGACTTCATTCTTCAGTTGTTCAATCTCTTCTGGTGTATTAACACTGTTTAATTTATTCATCATTCCCATAATTTTACTTAATTGAGGATTATTACATAATTCATCTAAATTAAATGATGATAAATCAGGAAGAGTATTTTCATTTATAGAATTTAATTTTTCTGTAGTATTAGTTTGTTTTCCACCAGGTAATACACCAAATTGATCTGCCATTTTAAGAATATTTCCAAAATTAATATTCTTTTTATTTTCATCTGTTGGACCTACATTAACACTTGATGTTGAAAAATTATCATCAATTATAATCTTTTCTTTTGAAGCTTCATTATTACCACTCATCATATTACCCATTAAACCACCTAGCATACCATTATTATCACCCATAGAACTCATAATATTATTCATTATATCACCACCTTCACCAGACATCATATTTTCCATACCAGGAATCTTATTTGTCATACATTTTAGTAATTTATCAATTTCAATATCTCCATTATTTAATTTATTAGCATATTTAACTGAAATTTTTTGACTTAATCCCATAATATCTGCTAATGGATTACTACCTGGATTTGTGCTCATTATATTTTCAAATGATGATACAATATCATTAACCATATCTGTAGTATGATTATTAATATCTGTACCTAATACATCTTGTATTTTTTTACGCACATTATTAGGTTTATTATTAACTAAACTCATAATACATTTTATTTTTACAGGATCACGTTCTTCAATAGGTTTTAATGATTCACATGAAATATATAAATTATATAAATTTGTCCAAATTAGTTTTTTAATTTCTTCAGATTGATTATTTAATATATATTTAATACATAATTTAGAACCAAATAAACTTTCAGATAATTGTAATGTATCATTACTTTTATGAGAAAATATTTTTAGTTTTGCTTTTACAAAATCATCAAAAAAATTATCATTTATTAATTCAATAAATGTTCTACCATTATTTATTTTATCTTCATTAGACAAATTTAATAAATCATTGAGAATTTGTTGTATGTCATTATTGATAAAAATAATTTTAAGTTGATTAACAAACTCGTTAAAATTATTTAAATATTTTGCATCATCTACATTTAACTCTTCAGACTGTGTGTCATTTAAATCTAGGATTTCAACCATATATAATAAAAGTTTTATAATCTTTATATATATACAATAATATAACTATTATTAAATTAATCCATAAGTAATTCCTCCAGCATAGCAAGCTCAGCAGGATCTGTAACTCTATGTTTCTCCAAAATCAATCCCATCATCATTTCCATCTCCTCCTCGGTAGCTTTATACTTACTTATATTTATAGGTACGTAAGCCGGCTGCTTCTTCTTTTTTGTAACAGCTACAGGGGCCGTGGATATGTTTTCCCACATTGTTTGTATATTTGGTATTATGTTATTATATTCACCTTTCTTAAGCGCGTCTATCTCCTTATGCATATGGTAAAGGCTAAATATGTCATTGTGATCTAAAACTAGGTTCGAATCATTCATCTTTCCCATCTTAAAATTATCATATGTTTGTGTCATTTGTCTCATCTCGGGCGATACGTTATTGATTGTAATAGCCATGTTGTCATTATCCAATTTGGCGGCTATCATATTGGATCCGACACTCATCGTATTTATTTCTTTTAGCATCTTTTCAGCATCAGTAATTGCAAGTTTACTAAAGGGACCTTCCCAATTGTCATCGGAAAATTTTGATGTGATTAGTTGCTTGAATGTGACACCTTGTTTAACACCTTTTTTGAGCATTTTTGCGGACATTATATTTATATATATATATATATATATAAAATTATTTATTTATAATTTTTTTACAAATTTTACAATTTATATTTTAATTTAATTTATTATATAATTTATTGTATAATTTTTACAATCTATACTATTATTTATTTGATCTTATGAATATATAAATGAATTTGCATATTCTTATATTAAAATTATATTAAATAATTTTACTAAATATTTAATAATAATAAAAAAGTAAAAAAATAATATTTATGTTTATATAAGAGTTAGTAATATGACAATTTATATCGAATAACAAGTTATAAAAAAATTTATTGCAACAATAATTACAAAAAATATATAACTGATAAATATAAATTAATCATCAGAGTCAGAAGAATCACTATTTTCTTCAATTTTATCAATTATTTTTTTCATTTTACTTTTCCGACGAGATACTTCTACATATCTTACATATAATAATATTACTAATAATGAAATGATTAAAACAAATCCATAATTATTATATATAAAATCATATATATTCATTAAATATTTTTTAAAAATTGTTTCTTCTTCAACTTTTATTGCCTCTTGTGCTAGTTTATTTTGCTGGTCATTAATTTTATTAATAAAATATTTTGCTAATTTAGGTTCAACTAAATTAGGTTTTTTATAATATGTGTTCATTATATTAAAGTGAGGAAATAAAAATTGATTTAAAAATATCTAATTATTAATTATAATATATATATAATATATAATGTCAAGTTTAGATTACAAACTAAAAAATATTAATCATTCTTTGTCTGATGTGCGCACATCAAGCGAATCAAGTGAATATTTATTAAATCCTGAAAATGGTCGTTTAACAATATATCCTATTCAAAATAAATTAATTTGGGATACTTATAAAAAACAACAAGCAGCATATTGGACTGCTGAAGAAATAGATTTCTCTAAAGATTATAAAGATTTTTGTTCATTAAATGAAAACGAACAATATTTTATTAAATTAATATTAGCATTTTTCTCATCATCTGATACCATTGTTAATATTAATTTAGGTGAAAGATTTTTACACGACGTTAAAATTCGTGAAGCTACAACTGTTTATATTTGGCAAATGATGATTGAATCAACACATGCCGAAGTATATAGCTTACAAATTGAAAATATTATTAGAGATCCTGGTGAAAAAGATAAATTATTTAATGCACTTATTGAATATCCTTGTATTGCAGGAAAAGCCGCATGGGCTACTAAATGGATTGAATCTACAGAAAGTTTTGCAACTAGATTAATTGCATTTGTTATTGTAGAAGGTGTATTTTTCTCGGGTGCCTTTTGTGCTATTTTCTGGTTAAAAAAAAGAAATGTTATGCCAGGATTATGTAAATCAAACGAATTAATTGCACGCGATGAAGGAATGCACTGTGATTTTGCAATATTATTATATTCAATGTTAGAAAATAAATTAGATGAGAAACAAGTTCATGATATATTTATGGAAGCTATTGAAATTGAAAATGAATTTATTTGTAATAGCTTACCGTGTGCCTTACTTGGTATGAATTCTACTCTTATGAGTCAGTATATTAAATTTGTTGCAGATAGATTATTAGTTAGTCTAGGATATAATAAGATTTATAATGTGGTTAATCCGTTTGATTTCATGGAGTCAATTAGTGTTGAAGGTAAAACAAATTTTTTTGAATCAAGACCAACACAATATCAAAATGCACATGTGTTAAATAATACTAATAATGTTTTTAAATTATCCGATGATTTTTGAATAAATATTTTTAAACATTTACAATTATTTTATTATTAGAATAAAATGAATGAATAAATATTTTTAAACATTTACAATTATTTTATTATTAGAATAAAATGAACTAAGGAATAACTGAAACTCCCCAAACTTAATTAACTTTCCTTCACCATTAGGAATATTTAATTGTTTTGCAGTTGCTTTATCTAGCACTGTATTTTGCCCATTTTTTAATTTTAAATCTTTAAATTTATTACTTAACGCACTCATAACTTTTGGTCTAGACATTGCTACATTTTCAGGCAAGTCTAAAAATACTCTTAGAATTTCAGGCACTGGATGTTCTTTATTAAATCCACCATTAACATTTCCTTTTCGTTTTGGTTTTTTCATAGCCTTAATAATTTCATCAGCATGTGTTTTTTCAAGAGTTTTTAATATATTATTCATTTTTTTAGTATGTTCATGTTTTTCTTTTTCTTTTAGTTTAAGCTGTTTATCTAATTCAATAATATCTTTATTACTTTGTTTAATAAAATCCATTTCCTCTTTAATTTGTTTCATCATATTTTCAAATGTTTCTTTTTCTTTTTTAATAATAGGTTCTTCTACAATTTCATCATGGTGTGAGTGTTCAGATACTTCATCAGACATATTTTCGTTATTAGACATATTAATAATAATATAAGACACTTCTTTATATATTTAAGTGAAATTTATTATAATTAAAAAAATAAAAATTTATTTTTTTAATTATTTGCGCGTATGTATTATAATCTTGTATAAAAAGGATAATTTCTAGAATTCTATAACTAATAAGTTTTATGCATATCGTTCTTGGTATGCCGGATCATTATGTAATGCGACCATTGCAGCTTCACGAGTCATACCCCTAGTATACAACCTGCTGAACTCTAGCCCGTGTGATTCTAAATAGTTAATAACACACCGTTCTTGATATGCCGGATCATTATGTAATGCGACCATTGCAGCTTCACGAGTCATACCCCTAGTATACAACCTGCGGAACTCTAGCCCGTGTGATTCTAAATAGTTAATAATACACCGTTCTTGATATGCCAAGTCATTATGTAATGCATTTATAGCAGCTTCGCGAGTCATACCCCTAGTATACAACCTTCTGAACTCTAGCCCGTGTGATTCTAAATAGTTAATAACACACCGTTCTTGATATGCTGGATCATTATGTAATGCGACCATTGCAGCTTCACGAGTCATACCCCTAGTATACAACCTGCTGAACTCTAGCCCATGTGATTCTAAATAGTTAATAACACATCGTTCTTGATCTACAAATGATTGTTCAACCATTGATTGTCAATTCCTTTACTAAATATATAATATAATCTATAAACAATTTATATTTCAATTTTTTATATTGTGTTATTATAACATAATATAAAATATTAATTAAATGAAAATGAAACAATTATTTTATCTGTTTTTGGTTCAGTAAAAGTTAATGAATTATGATATTTACTATTAACTGTTGCACCATGTGTAAGATTAGTTCTATCAACATTATTAGGTATACTTGTTTTAAAATTTGCAATTTGATAAGTAGGATATGTTTTTTGCTTTTTATTAGGTTTTAATTCTTTTTTAACTGTTTTATTAATTTTATTTTTTTTATTCATATCATTTTCAATTGTATTATAATTAGCAAGTACATATTTATATACTTTTTTTGAAATAAACCATTTAAAAAAATTTAATTGTCCAATTGTAGTTATAATACATGAATCATTCATAAAATAAGGTATTCTATCTCCTCTACTAAAAGGGTCAAAATGTTTCTTTTGGTATGCTTTCAATTGTTGTTTATAAGATAAGTATACATTAAAAGTATTTTCAATATTATTTTCTTTTAATTTATATGAAATTTTATTTAATTTAGCATATTTAGTAACAAAATAATCAATTAATCTAATTGATATAATTGATTCTGATGTGACAATTTGTAAAAATAATAATATATTTTCTACTATTTCATAAAATGATTCTTGTGATTTTATTATTGTATTTTCATGTGATGATAGTTTTATATTATTAAATACTTCATGATTTAATTTTGTTGATTCTAACATGATTTTACAATCAATTATACTATTTATATTATGATATTCTTTAAATATATTACATTATGATGAATTATTTTTACAATATATATGTTTTTAGTTATAATTATAAAAAAATTGAAATACTAATTATTTACTAGTGCTGTTAAAATTATATGAAATAAGCATCATATCATGCTACGGTTTCATTGTGCTGGTCGGTGCCAGCACTGTAGATCAGTTGAGAGATCGAAGCAACCCCAACAAGATCCGGATGAGTTAGATAACTTGAAAGCCGACCGGTGCGAGTGGTACATGACGTTCCTTCGTGAACAGATGAAAAAAGGCGATGGCTTTTATCCCCATCTCATATTTGAGCCAGGGGAAATGGTTCGTTGGACATTTGTTCCACGATAAACATAAAAAATAATTTTATTTTTTATGTTTAATATATTATTTAACTAGATGAACTATCAGATAAATAAGAATTTTCAATATGTAAATCTAAAATATCTGAATTCTTATCTGAGTATAAATTGCTAACTAACTCTGATGCATCTAAATGAATTAATGATTTATGTAATTTATTACTTGAATCAACTTTCATAAAAATATTATGATTAATTTCTGTATCAGGAATATCTATTTCATCTTCATCAGATTCTATAAATTTATAATTATAAATATCTTTTTCTTTTAGAGTAAATGATAATAAAACAGGTCTGAAAAATAATCCAAAATCATTATTAGAATTAATCCATATAGCATAACATTCTAATATCATTTTACACCATGAATTTGCAGGAATTGAATTTGTATCTATTTTATGTGTATTATTTAATTGAATTAATGTTTCAAAATCATTATTTTTTATAATTTTAATTTTAAGTGTTCCTTTTGAATAATTAGATGATTCACGAATGATTTTTTGGAAATTAATTGTTTGATTAGTTTCAGTAATATTAAACCATTCTGAAGCATTAGTTTGTGCATCTGCTTTTATTTTATTTTCTAAATTATTAAGAAATGAAATAAATGAATCTATTCTATTATTATATTTACCATCTAATGCAACCTCAATTTCTGCAAATCCAGATGTGAAATCAGGTGTTGATATATTTAATAATGTTGGTGTTTGAATAACAAAATTTTTTATAGTTTTAGACTTATCATTATATTTTAATAAAATTATTTTTTTAGTTTGATTAGATTTAATTTTTGTATATGTAATATTATTTAAATCTATATCATGAATATTTAATGGGGTCGTGCTTGCGGCAGAATATCCACATTTATCTGTATCTACAGGAGATGAATCATTATGGATTTTTGATAAGAAAATATTTGATGTATCTTTATTCATAAATATTATATGTATATTATAAATAAATAATCCTTAAATGAATTTATAATATAATAAAGTAATTAGGCATTTGCTTTTTTGCTTTTTGATTTAGCAGGTGCTTTAGATGGAGTCTTTGCAACTGGTTTAATATCTTCTTCATCTGATTCTTCATCAGTTAATTCAACCGCACCACTCTTGGCTCTATTAATTGTTTTAACAGATGCAGCAGGTTGTTCAGTGTCAGACTCTGATTCAGATTCTTCGTCAGAAGACTCGGATGCAACAACGGCAACTGCTGATTTATTTTTAGAAGATGATGGTTTATTATCAATAGAAACAGGTGCTGATGCAGGTGTAATAACACTTGTTGTTGCAACTGTTTGAACTGTTATTTCTTCATCAGAATCCAAAAACATATCAGTCTTTAATAGATTTTTAAAGCTATCCATTCTTTGCGGGAGTTCTACTTCTGCTTTTACTAATTTAAATGTAATTCCATACATTGGATCTTTAGAGGCATTAGGAGCTTGAGCCCATAACTTTACTGGTCTAATAATAAAACGCACTCTTGCTCCATAACAAATATATTTTGAAATATCATCTACTGTTTTAATAGACTCGTCAGGAACATTTGTGCGCACTCTTTTATTGTTTTCCATAACAGATGTGCAAACACTAGTATTAATTTCTCCTGTATCATAATTAGTACTTAATTTAATTTTCATATAATCAACAGTGCTTTTATTTTTATTATCATCATCAGTTAAAGGTGTGCGTCCAACTTCTTGATATGCTCCAAATTTTTTAGCTTTTGCAGCGCCAAATAGTTTAATTCTAAATTCTTCAGAACCAAATTTATTATCAATTGATTTTACTACTGTTTTAAATTGTGCCACATCAGGATCATTATCACTTAATGGTAATTTAACAAAGCATCTTTGAGAATCTTCGGTAAAAAAGTCATTCAAACGAGGAATTCCATAAGTGTTTAATTCAATCCATGGTAATTGTAAAAATAGTGGTGTGCTTGATGCACCATTATTTGAATATGTAAGATAAGCGGTGCTGCCTTTTGCTGCTTGTTTTAATTCACCACTGACATTGAAATAGTTAATGTTAAAATCTTTATAATTAGTTGTCATATTTATTTTTGATATTTATAAAATTATAACTTTAATATGTATTTAAATCAATTTTTTTAGAGTAAATATATAGTAATATATAATTAGAGTAAATATATAGTAATATATAATTAGAGTAAATATATAGTAATATTAAATTATAATTATAATTATAAATGTATAATTTTTTTATATATTATAATATAATAATGAATAATATTATAATTTTTTATACAATCCTTTTAATAATAATTATGTATATACTTGCATCAACCATTGAAAATTTTGAAACAACCTCTGCTGGACCCACTGATCAAATAAAAGAAGCAGTTAAGCAGATATATCTTGCTGATGTTGAATCAATTCGTAATTTATCTGCAATTGCTACTAAATTAGTAAAAGAAGGTCTTACAATTCCAGGTAATCTAAAAGTATCTGGAAATATAGAAGTAGGAGGCACAACAAAACTTACAGGTGCAGTTAATGCAGATAGTACTATTGCTGTAAAAGGTATTTCAACACTTGAAAATGTAAATGTTATAGGTCCAACTACATTTAATGGCGGCGTTGATTTTAAAAATACACTAAACTATCTACCAAAAGGTGTTATTATAGCATGGAATTCTGCTATTGCACCAGTTGGATGGGCGTTATGTGATGGAACAAATGGAACACCCAATTTACAAGGGCGATTTGTATTAGGTTCAAATTCTTCACGACCTATTGGAACAATTGGCGGTGTAGAAACTGTTGCATTATCTGTAGACCAAATACCAGCACATTCACATAATTTATTATTAAATACTGCATGCTTTAAAGACGGTGGGTGTGATTCACGTAAAAGTGTAGATGGAACAAATACTAATTATAATGCAGTTAAAGAGAAACAAGAAAGTTATCAACCTCAATCTACAGGTGGTGGTAAACCACATGAAAATATGCCACCGTTTTATACTCTAACATATATTATAAAATTATAATTTAATAATTATTATTATTTTATGTAATCATAAATGAAGGATCTGTAAAAGATACAACTGCAGAATTATCATAATTTCTACGATAAGATCTTAAGCATAGATTAAATGGAACAACAATTGAGTTATATGATAAAGATGCTAAGTTAGTGGACAAACAGCCTAATCCTAATATTAAGCCAGTGCGCACAATTCAAACAGGTCTATGGAATCAAAATGACACTAAAGAATATTTACTTTAAATATCTTTAATAAATTGTAATTTTTAGTATATAATAGGATTGTAATTATAAATATATAAATTTTTTATAATATAATATAATAATGAATAATATTATTTTTTACACAATTCTTTTGATAATAATGATGTATGTATTAAAGTCAAACATTGAAAAGTTTGGACTATTTGATGGGGGTAATACTACAGCCCAACCTTCATTAAATAATATGCCTGGTGTAAGTATTGGTAATACTTCACCACCTTTAAATAATATTCCAGGTGTAAGTATTGGTAATACTACCGCCCAACCTCCTTCAAATGATACTTCCAGTATGAGCATTGGTAATACTACCGCCCAA